CGTGAGAGTGAGCACCAATATAGCATCTGCCGACAGAACACGACCAGGTTACGGCATTCTCCGTGACGGTTCCAAGGAGGACGTGACGACCATGACCTATGCAAACGGAGTGACAGAACGCCCAGAGTTGCACCTCGTAGGCAGGATGGCCAACCACTATGCATCCACCCGCGAGAAACTCATCGTTGACGTGGATATTTTCGGGCAGGTGCCTAACTCAGACAGCCCCGATTGCTCCGTGTCCCATGACAGCAAGACCTTCGCCATCATCGGGCGTGAGGTTAACTGGCGCGACTGGACGCAGACGCTGACACTCCTCGAGATATAAGCGAAAAAGCGAAAACGGTCGAATAATAAAAAAGCAAATGGCAAAACTACAGGGAAAAGACCTCATCGTGTTCTATCGCACTGGCGAAGAGTACACCACGCTGGCGTACGCTACACAGTGCGAGCTGGACATCACCGCTGAGACGGTCGAGGTTTCATCACCCTACACAGGCAGGTGGCGCACGTACCGCAAGCGCAAGCTCTCGTGGCGCATGACAAACGCGAAGCTGATGTCACGACTGAGCGAGGGCGACCTCACGCAGGCCATCGCCAGCACCGACACCGTGCGCGTGGTCATCGGCTCGGTGGCGCACACCAACGAGGACAGGGAGGTGGCCGACTACATACCAAGCGGCGACATGGGCTACGTTGGCAACGCCCACCTCGTACGAGGCACCATCACGGGCAACAACGGTGACATCTGCACGCTGTCGCTCGAATTGCAGGGAAACGGTGAGCTGAGGTCGGTGAGACAGCAGGCGAACCTCATCGAGAGCGGTGGCGGTAACGTGTACGACAGCGACGGCAATGCCGTGACGGTGCTGAGTTTCGAATATTAAAAAAAATCAGAATATATGAGCAATTACAATTCAATTCACACGGGCGCGGAACTCGACGAGGCCATCGGCAGAGTCATAGACGGCGGCTCCATCAAGGTGCAAGTGGACGCAAACACCACGGACATCGCCGACCTCAAGGGACGGATGACCACGGCGGAAGAGGAACTGGAATTTGTGGAAAGCGCGATTTCACCATCTGGCGGCTCTTCTGAAGTCACGCTTGACCTCGCAAGCGGAACAGCAATCACCAACAAATGGTATCTCGGTTCGTCTGATAGCCATTGGATTAATAAAGATGCAACGACATGGGGGTCTGTTGTTGATGTGTCCTCTTATCGTGGCGGGGATTTCGTTTTTACCCGTGACAAGACACAATATTGCCGATATGGTTGGCTCAAGAATATTAACGGCATTAACACGCTCAACACTCCTGCCAATTTCTGCACGGGTCAATCCTTGCAAAAATACTCACCGAACCAAGGCGAGGCATCATACACGGGTGTAGTTCCCGATGACGCATCTTATTTCTACTGCGCAGTAAGGATTAGCGGTACGGATATAACGCAGTCGCTGAAAATATCAGCCGAGCAGGGCGGTGGCATAGACCTCTCGCTCCTGCACACCACCGACAAGTCGTGCCTTATCAACGCCATCAACGAGATTGCGGACAGAGATACGAGCGTTGACCAAGAGGCGAGGGATGCCATAGGACTCAATAACGATGGACACGTTACTTACACACCGAACCTTGTTGATGGCACGGCGAACACTAACAATTGGTACTTGGCATCCTCTAATAGTACTTGGATTAACGTTGACCCCACGACAATAGGTTCTGCCGTGGATGTCTCTGCGTACAAAGGCGGCTCGTTCTCGTTTACAAGACAGACATCTCAACTCTGCCGTTTTGCATGGCTAAAAAGTCTAAATGGTGTCAATGTCCTTAACACTCCTGCCGATTTCTGTAGTGGCGAGTCTTTGCACGTGATAGCGGCTAATAGCGGTAGTGCATCATACACTGGTGTAGTCCCGTCTGATGCCTCTTTCTTTTATTGTGCAACAAAAATCAGCGGAACAGACATCACTATGTCGCTGACGATAGAAAAAGAAGGTGGTGGTTTGGATTTACTGCACACCACCGACAAGTCGTGCCTTATCAACGCTATCAATGAGACATACGACATCGCATCTTCGGGCGGTTCGGGGAGCGTGACAAAAGAAATCGCACTTGTTGGTGGAAAACTTACAAATGCAGGTCTGCCAGTCGGCTCTCTGACCGCACGGACGAATTTTATGTGCGCATACCACACACCGAGGCTCATCAGATGCGCATCTATCTCGTCCGTGACTCTGCTGACGGGCGAGACAATGCGCATATTCTGCTTCATCGGTAACACCCTGCTGACTACCGTCTCCGATGTCAGCAACATCCCTGCTGATGCTGACGGGTTCATGATTGAGATTTCATCGTCGGCAGAATACACAACGGGCAGAAAACTCACACTTTCGCTTGTCGGCTATCGTTGTGAGGTCGCACTTGATGGCTTGCGCTCAACACCGATTTTTCTCTCATACGAAGTCCAAGTGCCTTACATCAGTGTAGATGGATTACTCGCAGAAAGGCATTATGACAATGGCTATGTAATGCTACCTCCCAACTACTCGCCCGATGGCGAGCCGTGTCCTATTGCTATGTTCTGTCATGGTTCAGAAGGTTACAAGTTCGGGGAGACCACGATACAGAATTATCAAGCCTATCTGACCTATGTATGCAACAACGGATACATCGTTTGTGACTGCAACGGCATCACAGACAAGTACATGATTAACGGTGGAAGCCTCGCCAACAACCATGATGTAGAGTTCTGCCCAGTCGGTCTCGCATCACGAAAGGGTCTATACGAGGCTATTACGGCACATTTCAACGCTCGCACGGATGGAGTCTATCTCTTCAGCAAGTCTATGGGTGGATTGATGGTCGGTCTGCTCGCATACCATCAGCCTTTCAAGGTTCGGTGTGTCGGTGCGCTCGCTCCTGCCATCGCGTCTGTTGTCGCGCAAGCGAGATGGATGGCTGTCGAGGAAGTTGATTTTGTCAAGCAACAATTTGACATAACAGGCACATGGCCGGCTTATAACGAATGGAGCGGTTCTGCCGCTACGGCTGGAAAGGCAACCATTTTGGCAAACATTGACAAGTTCTGCGGTTATGACCCGTTCTTCGCAGGGTCAGACCTCGACCCCGTTGAGATGGTCAACACAGCATACGCTTACACGCTTTTTAATATCAACAAAACGGATGTTTGGGCTCTGGTCAACGCATCGCACAAGTATCAGCCATGCCCGATTAAGATATGGGGAGCGGCTGATGACACATCCACACCATACCCTATATGGCAGATGTACAAGAAGATGGTGGACAACGCTTTCGGGTTATGCGAGTTGCGGACAATGCCGAACGACACGGGCGGACATAACTCTGTGGACTCGTCTCCTCAAGCATTGCAGGCTACCGTCACACCGAAATACGGCACAGAGGTAACCGTGCCATTGGCATACGCAGAACTCGTTGAATGGTTCGGGAGATGGTGAAATGAGGACAAACACCAAGGACTGGATACAATATGCGAGCGCGATTGCCATGATTGCAAGCGGCATCGTGCTTGCCTTCCTCTCGTTTTTTCTGAACAAGGAAATAACGGAGGGGGTCTTGTGGTATGTGGCCCAAGCACTCACATTCGCAGGAGCGGTCTTCGGCATCTCGGTTTACATCAAGAGCAAGGTCGGTGAGGTCAAAAGCGAAATCATCGAGGAAGCACGGAGGTGGATGCGAGGTCAGAGCGAAGAGAAACGTGAGCGCATGAGCGAGCGAGTGACGGACGAACAGATTGAGGAAGCAAGAAAACGAGCCACAGAAGAATGGGACAGAAAGGAGAGGGAAGATGGAGCTGACTAAAAATTTCACCCTTGAAGAACTAACAGCCTCACCGATCGCCAAGAGGTACGGCATCAGCAACACCCCATCGCAGACAGGCAAGGAGAAACTGGCAGTGCTGGCGAGGAACATCCTGCAACCCATCCGCGACGCCTACGGTGCGCCCGTGGTGGTGACAAGCGGCTACAGATGCACAAGGCTCAACACGGTCGTTGGAGGGGCGAAGACAAGCGACCACATCTACTGCTGCGCCGCCGACATCAGAAGCCAGAGCGACACCGTGGAGGACAACAAACGGTTGTGGGAAACGGTTGTGAAGCTGTGGAAAGAGGGGAAAATCCCCATGCTGAAACAGTGCATCAACGAGTTCGGCTACGACTGGGTTCACGTCTCGTTCCAGGACGGACGGACAAGCAAGCGAGGGCAGTTTCTCGATGCAAGGAGGGTGAAAGGAAAGACAATATATAACAACTCGAAAATATGATGGACGAAGAAATGAAATATTTCATCATTGCAGGCATCATCGTCTGCATGTTCATGTGGTTCATCGTCATGACTGGATGCGTAAGCAAATCGACCTACGTCATGCCAGACGGGACGATGATTGAACTTCCAGAGGCTCCGACCGACAGCGTGAAAGGAGGTGGGCGATGATAGCGTTTCTCGGTGTTCTGGGCGTGGCTCTGCTGTTTGCCTGCGTCTATACGATTGTCCTGCTGCTCTCTCCACGCTGCCCACATTGCCGTGGAAGGCTCAGATACATGGGCGAGGACGAGAGCGGACGCGAGGTGTGGGTTTGTCGTAAATGCAAAAGGAACGTGCTGGTATGAGTTGCGTGAACTGCGGGAACTGGGCTGGCTACTGCGTGATCTGCTCATGCAAGCCATCACCGACGGGCAACCCGAAAACGTGTCCGTATTTTAAGAAAAAGTTAACATAAGATGTCGAACAAGTTACAAATAACGGCAAAAGTTAACATATTAAGACTGATTGATCATGCTTATTTTGCGACACTTTGAGCATTTTTTCGATCGTATCGACCCCACTGGAGTGATCTATTGTTTCCTTCATTTTATCGAAGGTCTTGCCTGGTGCTCTTTTCTTGCCTGGTGCATATCTTCATGCACCCGGACAATATATCAGGATCGGGAGGTTGTGCGCCATGACAGCATCTACTTCACCGCCCTGAGCGTTGACACCATCCTCCAGCGTGACTCCATCCACACGATCGAGAGGGGCGACACCGTGACCACCACCATCTACAAATACATATACAAAGTGCGTGAGAGGCGCGACACGCTCGTGATTTACAAGACCGACACGCTGACACAGACGCAGACAGTGGAAGTCGTCAAGACGAAAAAAACAACCGACTTGGGCAAGTGCGCCATCGCGCTGCTCGTTGGTA